ATGCAGGTCGGGCCGCACCGTCTTGCGCTGCGTCGTCTTGACGCTCTTCTCCCACTGCTTCAGATCGCTCTCGCCCGTCGCGTTGAGCCCCGCCGGCGAGCGCCCGAAGAGCAGCGTGACCGGCATCCGAGCGGCGGCCGCCAGCCGGAGCATGAGACGGTCGAAGAGATCCGACGCGCCGCTCAGCGCGACCGGTTTGCGCTCGAAGTCCTCGCTCTCGGCGTCGAGGAGGAGCGAGCGACCAGCCCATCGAGCGAGGTCGACGGCCGCCATGCGCGACTGCATCGAGTACTCCTCGTCGCTGGCAATCGCCTGGAGCAAGCCGTCGATCTTGAAGACGCCCTGGCCCGCGTCGACGAGGAGCTGCGCGGTCGCGTTCGAGCCGGTCTCGAACTTCTGCAGCACGTCGTACACGCGCTGCATCGCCGAGTAGCTCCAGCCGGCCTCGCGCCGCTGCGTGATCTTGTCGACCTTGGTCCCGAGGAAGCGAATCAGTCGCGTCTCGTGCACGTAGCTCGAGCCGCCGCCGAGCGGAGACGTGACCTCGAAGACCTCGGGCTGCCCGTACCGCGCGGCGAGCGGGTCCGAGTAGAACGAAACCGGGAAGAGGAAGCGCCGGTCGATGACGTTCAGGAACTTCACCGAACGCACGCGCTCGGGCGCGAGCGGGTACTGCGGATCGAGTCGGTCATCCGCGCCGACGACGATGGCCGCTCCGCCGTAGAGGCGCGCCCACGTCATCCCCTCGAGGATGCATTCGTCGGCCTCGAGGTCCTCGAGCTGCTTCTTGAGGGCGGCCGCGTTCGAGTACTTCTCGAAGTTGTAGCCGTCCCGGAGCGCGTGGTCGGGGAGCGTGTCGATGATCGTCGCCGCGAGATCGCTCTGGTAGTAGAGCGCCTCGAGCTCGACGTAGCTGAGGCGCGGACCCCAGACGAACGAGGTCCCGGTGAGCTTGTCGCGCCCGGTGCCCATGCCGGTGGCCGCGTTCTGCCAGCCGTCGACGCGTCCGCGGGCGTACGCGATCTTGAGATCGGCGAGCTCCTGCTCCGCGGTTCGTTCGTCCGCGCGCGTCTGGGCAAACTGCTGCTTCCGCCGTTGGCGGCGGTTCACAGGACGACCCCAGAGACGCCGACTCGATGCGACGTCGACATCGTCTTGTCGGCCGAGTTGGTGACCATGAGCATGCCGCCGGCGCCGCGCACCCCGAGACGGTTTGCGGTACCGCTGAGCGCGGCCACGCGTCGCCACGTGACGCCGCGATCGACCGAGTACGCAGCGAGCCCGCTGCCCTCGAAGGCGACGACGAGCGCCCCGAGCGCCTGCGCCTCGAGGAAGATCGGAGCCGTCGCCCCGGACCGGTAGAAGACGCTCGTCCACGATGCGCCGGCGTTCGCGCTCCGGAAGACCTCCGTCGAGTTGGTCACGCTCGACGAGGAGATCACGAGGTACCAGTCGCCGGTGACGGCGTCGTACGTCGGCCTCGACATGTCGATCCCGCCGTAGCCGGCGACGAGCGCCTGGCTCGAGACCTGGATGTTCGCGCTCCACGTCGAGCCGCCGTCCGAGCTCGTGATGATGTTGATCTTCTGCGCGGCCGCATCGGGGAACGCGGCGACGAGGACGCCTCCGCCCTGCCCGACCACGGGCGCGTTCGTCCCGGTGTACCCGGTCCACGTTGCGGGGATCGTGCGCGAGGTCCACGCGGTGGCGTTGATCGGGGAGTTGTGCCCATCGATCCGCATGCCCGTGAGGCCGACGCGATAGACCGCGACGAGCTTTGCGTTCGTCGGCTCGTACTCGAGCTGACACGCTCCGGTGGTCGGGTTCGCGCTGAGCGCGGGCGCCTTCGTCGTCCAGGTCCAGGTGCCGTAGGCAGTGCGCGCGCCCTCGTGCATGTTCTGAGAGGCGCTCGCGAGGATGGCGACGTTCCCGGCGCCGTCGAAGATCGCGTCCTCGAGCGTGAGCGCGGTCGCCATCGAACCAGTGAGCGACGTCCACGACTGGCCGCGCGACCGCGACGCCTCGACGAAATTGTTACCGCCGTTGCCGACGCCGAGCCAGATCTGGTCGACGTCGGAGAACGCGAGCCGCTTGAGACCGTTCGTCGTCGTACCGACAGCGGTGACGTTGAGCGCGGGCATCTGCCCGACCATCGAGAGCGCGCCCTGCGCCGTGTCGAGGGCGTTGCCCCAGAGAGCGTTCATGATCTGCGCCGGAAGTTTCACGCCTGGGACGATCTCCGTCCCCGCCGGCGCGACGCGCTTCGGCGTCGAGTTCCACGGGTTGACACCGGCGCCGTAGTTCCCGGTCGCCCAAGCGAGGAACGGGGCGAGGAGGTCCTTCGGTCGACTCATGCCCGAAGGCGTAGGGACCGAGGCTACGCCGTTTGCGCGGACGAGACGTAGCCCGCTCCGGGGAGCGAGGAAACCGCGTCGTCGACGAGCCCAGCCGCTGCGAGCGAGGAGACCGAGTCGTCGGCGATGAGCGGGGTCGAAGCGTCGGGCGTGAAGTTCAGCACGCCGTAGACGCTGCCTGCCCGAGCCTGGCCGAGCAGCTTCGCGACACTCGCGCCGCCGGGGAGGTTCGCGATACCGACCTCGAACGCCGCCGGGTAGTACTCGTCGAAGGTCGGCGTCGAGTTGATGGCGGCGAGGCGGGCGACGTCGATCACGTCCTCCGTGCGCCCGAAGCTTCGGTTGACGCGGATGCGCAGACGGATCGCCGCGCGGTACTCGACGGTCCCCCTGCCCTGCCGTGGCTCGCCGACGAGCGATCCGATCTTGTCCTGCAGGTCGTCGGTCGCGTTGTCGACGTTGAGCGCGTCGAGCAGCGTCCACGCGGCGTCCTCGAACTCCTGGACGCGCTTCGTCCACGAGGCGAGGAAGGCGGCGTTGCGGTTCGGGTAGCTCATCGCGAGGCGCCCAGCCGGATCGCCTCGGTGAGCTCACGCACCGCGACAGTGAGATCGGTCGCCGAGGTGCCCTTCGCGAAGGCGGCCTCGAGGCCGGTGACGCGGCGCTGCAGATCCATGTGCCCGTCGGAGATCGTTTGCACCAGGTGCTTGAGCTTCGCGAGGTCGCCGATCACTTCGTCGAAGCGCTTGTCCTTGTCCTGCTCGAGGACCTCGAGGCGCTTCGCGAGGGCGTCGATGCGCGCCGAGAGCGTCTCGTTCACGCCGTCGATGTGGCGGATGAGCGCGGCGTGCCCGACCGCGTTCGCGTGGTCGGTCTGGTCGGCGCGAGCGAGCAGCACGCGCATCACCTCCTCGAGGTCCAGCTTCGGCGGCGGGACCGTGTCAGGCGGCGGAGGGACCTCGGCCTGGTCGGTCACGCTGCCACCGGAAGGTCGTTCGCGATGTAGTTGCCGATGACGGTCCCGATCGTTGGGTAGAACGCCGCCGCCGGGTGCGTGCCGTCATAGAGCTGGGCCACGTTGTTGCGATTGTTGACCAGCGACGAGATGTTGATCCCTCGCAATCGCGGGTAGGTGCCCTGGAGTGACGCGATGAGCGCGTCGAAGTTGGCCAGGTGCAAGTTGAGCTGAACGTGCTGGCTCGATCCCGCGCCGGTGAATCCGCTGGCAGCGTCGGCAGGGTCGTAGCAGCTCACGATGTACAAGCGCGGAGCGTTGGGGCGCGTCGCGAAGAACGTGCTGCACCCCGTTGCGATGTCCGCTTCGAACTGCACCTTCGTTCGCCCTCCCGCTCCCAGGTCGGCGAAGTCGTTCAGCCCATAGGCGATAAGTCCGCTCGTGTACGGACCTCCGACGTTCGCGAGATCGGCCGCGAGCGTGGCGAGTCGCGTCGCAAGCCGCTCTCCTCCCGTGCCGTTGTGCTGCGAGTCGTAGTCGTTGTACCCCGTCGCGATCGGGTACGCGCCAGCGGTCACCGAGCCGGTGACGACGAACCCCTTGCCCGCGGTGTAGGCGACCTTCTGCGCCGTGCGCCGCCAACCTTCGGCTGCGGCGTTGTCCTCGCGCCGCCCAGCGAGCACCGAATCTCCAAACATGTTGAGCACGCCACGCGACTTGAGGATCGACTGCGCGGCCGACGCGATCGTTGGCGCCCCAGTGCGCGTGAGGTTGATCGCTCCGGAACTCGCCGTCCACGTCGCCCCGAGCGAAAGGTCGGATGTCCAGCGATGGGTCTCCCCGACGATCGCGGAGCCGACCGACTTCGCTGCGTCCGTTGCGACTTGGGTCGCCGACATTTGCGTCGACGAAATCGCGACCTCGACAACGCTCTGGGTCCCGGTGAACGATCCGGCTCCCGATGCGAGCATTGAGAGAGCAACCGTTGGCGGGTTGTACGCGGTGTAGGCGATCCCGAAACCGGCAGAGACGAAGCCCTTACCGGCTTCCCATCCGTCGATGTACCACCGGGCTCGGGCGCCATCGAACACGATGTGCGCGGTGACGATCTGCCCGACCATCTCGGGCAGAAGCACCTTCGCTCCGACCACCTTGAGCGCGCCGTCGAGCCCCGCGTAGAGCACGAGCGCCGAGCGCCCATCGGTGTTGACGTCCTCTTGGCAGAGAAGCCACCCGCCACCCGCGGCAGAGTGTCCAACGATCCATTTGAAAGAGGTGTCGGTCGGAGCAGCTTCGACGCGGAAGCGGATTCGAACGGTGCCCGGCGTGATGCTTTGGAAGTCGAGAGCGCCGGATGCGTAGCGATCTCCGGCCGAAGCCGCCTTCACCGTCGCGATCGCTGGCAGAGAGGGAGTCGGCGGAACTGCAACCGGCCGCTCCAGCTTGTAGGGGTCGGTGAGACGCGAGATCGACTCGTCGACGTAGTTCGTCTTCTTCGTCGGGAACGGAGGCACACCCCCGAACTAGGGAAAGAGCTGTGCCCCCGCCCCCTCCGCCGAAATTCTCCTCGTTCGAAGACGTCGGCCGGTGGGCCGAGGAGCACGAGAACCTGCACAAGCGCGAGCGGCACGAGCAGCGCGAGGAGTTCGGGACCATGCTCAAAGCGGCGACGTCGCACATCGATGGGGTGGCGAAGAAGCTCACCGACGAGGGGGCAGAGCGATCGCGGAAGCTCGAGGAGATCGACCGGCGCATCCGACGCGGGAACCGCTACCTGAAGGAGGCGGCGACCGAGCGCGGGCGGAGGGCGCAGCGCGAGCTCGACGAAGAGCAGCGGCGGAAGGACCGCGCCACGCTCTGGGCCCAGGCGTTCCGGTGGGGCAAGTGGATCCTGCTCCCGATCGCGCTCGCCGTCGTCGCGTGGCTCGCGAAGCGGTGAGTCAGGCGAAAAGCAGCGAGCCCTTCCCGGCCTTCTCAAGCGCGGCCGCGTACGAGCGCACCTTCGCGGCGCCGTAGTTGAGCGCCTGAGACGTCATGTCGACCTGGTCGTCGTTCGCGCCGGCGGGGAAGCGCGCGTGCTCCTCGACGTAGTCGACGACCCAGGGATAGAGCTCCTCGTCCTCGGGGATGTACACGTTGCCGGCCTCGACCATCGGCGACACCGCAGCCGCGCGGCCGTACTTCGATCCGTCGGGCTTCACCGGACGCAGGCCGACGATCTTTCGCTTCATCATCGAGAGTACCGCCGGGCCGTTTGCCGCGTCCTCGACGAGCTTCGCGCGTGACTTCGGGTACGCCTTCGTGAGCTGGACGATCGCGGCTAGCGTCTCGACGAACGACATACGCGCCCGCACGACGTCGATGAGGTAGAAGCTCGCGCCGACGATGCCCCAGACGCCGCCGACGACAAAGTCGGAGTCCTCGAGGTTCTTGAAGGCGCAGTCCCAGCTATGGAAGACGCGGTCGAATCGGGCGGGGAGAACGCGCCAACGCCGCCACCACGAGCGGAGGAAGAGCATGCCCTCCGGCGCGCTCGGAGACTGCTGAAGCTGCGCGTTCGCCTCGCGCTTGCCGAGACCGAGCACGGGATGCTCGAGGCGCGCGACGGCCTCTTCGGGGAAGCGGTCCGGGCAGAGGAGCTCGCCCTTCGTCGTGCGCGGATCGCGCTCGTACCGGTACGGGTGCTCCGGATCGAAGCGCATCGGGAGGACGACTGCGCGCACACCCGGCCGCTTCAGCGCGTCGCCGGCGGCGTCCTCCTCGTGGAGCCGCTGCATGATCGTGAGCCGACGGGCCTTCTTCGCGTCGCGGAAGCGCGTCGGGAGCGTGCTCGAGATCCACTGCTTCGAGAGATCGAGCGCCTTCGCCCCGAAGCGCCGCACGTCGAGCGGCTTGTGCGGGTCGTCGAGCCCGACGCAATCGAGGTGACGGCCGGTGATGCCGCCTTGGATCGAGCACGCCTCGCGGTAGCCGCCGGCGCTGTTGAAGTGTGAGACCTTCGACGCGTCCGTCGGCAGCCACACGAGATCGCCCCACCGGAGCTGGAACCATGGGGACTGGATGAGGTCGATCGAGGACTGCGCGTCGCGCTTCGTGTTCGTCTTGTCGTAGGAGACGCCGGCGTACCGCCACGTCGGGTCCCGCATCCAGCACCAGACGGGCCAGAGCGCGCCGCAGAGGCGCGACTTGCCGGTGCCGGGAGGGACGCAGATGACGAGGTCGAGAAACTTCTCGCCGTAGAAGAGGTCCTCGAGCTCGTCGCAGATGACCTCGATGTGCCAGTTGTCCGAGAACGGCGTCGTGTCGACGTGAGGCCACGCGAGCTTGACGAACTCGTAGAACGAGAGCAGCCCGATCTCGCGCTCGACGGCGACGAGCTCCTCGTCGTCATCGTTCGCGGCGGAGAGCTTCGGCGCAGGCGTGACCCAGCGCGCACGTGTCGCCGGCGGCCGCTGAAGCTCGAAGGTCACTCGAACGCGTCGATCCGCAACGCGGCCGCCGCAGCGCTGCGCTCGAGGTGCCGCCGCACCCCGAAGCGGTCACGAAAGGCGAAGTAGAGCTGCGGCGATCGGATCGGCCTGCACGGCGAGGGCTCCGCGTCGATGCAGAGAGCGACGCGAAGAGCTCGCGTCTGGTCGTGGGTGAGGCCGATGGTGCTCGCGCCGACGCGCCGGGCGAACTCTGGATCCTGCTCGAACGCCGCACGCACCGCGCGACGAACCACGCCGAAGGGCTTGTCCCGTGTCGTGGCCAGCGCGCGACAGAAGGCCTCGCCGACGCTCGACCCGTCGCCGGCGTCGACGACGAGGGCGTCACTCCGCTCGAGCGCGCGCTGCCCTGCCTCCGTCGCGGTCGACGTGTAGCGGAGCCCGATCGAGTACTTGAGCTGGTCGACCTTCGTCTGCGAGAGCCCGAGCTCGTCGGCCGTGGCCTCCGGGTTCGCTCGCACCTTGTCGAGCGCCGCCTTGCGCTCCTCGTTCGTCATTCGGATGCGGGGCAGGCGCACCGTCCTCGAGGAGCGCGTGGCCTGCTGCACCTCGTGACGCACCCAGTGCGCCAGGTACGTCGAGAGAGTCGTCTTCCTCGAGGCGTCGAACTTGTCGACCGCCGTGCAGAAGGCGATGCACCCGGCCTGCACGAGGTCCTCGATGTCCTCGCCGCTCTTCTCGTTCGACGCGGCCTTGCGCACGAGGCGCTTGATGAGCGGCAGGTGCGCGCGCAGAAGACGATCGAGCAAGCGCTTCTTCCGCGCGGGGACCTTCGCGCGCTGGTACTCGACGACGAGCTCGACAGATTCTTCGGGGCTCACGTTCGGGAAAACGTAGCTCGCGACAGCCCCAATGGAAAGTTGGGCAAGAAAAAGCCCCCGATCCACGAGGGGACCGAGGGCTTCTTCGCCGCGTTTTCGCGCGGGTTACGGCTGGGTGCCGTCCATGTAGGCAAACGCCTTCGGGTGCCGCACGCTCACGCCGCCGTAGCGCATGTGGCAGAGGATCTCCCAGAGCAGCCGCATCTGCTGCGGCGGGAAGGTCTCGAACTCCTGCGGGATGACGACCTGCGCGTTCACCTCGGAGACTTCGCCGAGGAGGATGCGCTCCTTCGTGCCGGCGCCCACGGTGTCGAGCTGCGGCCAGTAGATGATCTGCTTCAGCCACGGGAGCGACTTGCGCAGGTACATCACGACGGTCGTCATGTTGAACGTGTCGAGGCGGAGCGAGTTGACCTTCGCGTCGCCGCCGGTCCCGAGGAAGAGCGTGTTCGGTTGGTAGGCGCCCTTCCCGTTCGAGCGGATCGTCGTGTAGAGCGACGTGACGTCCTTCAGGATTTCGTCCGCGGTCGCAGTCGCCCAGGTCGTGCCGCTGACCTGCGTGCCCTTGGTGACCGAGGGTATGTTCGCGTCGTTCGCGAGGCCGGTGTTGAGACCGGAGCCCGACGGCATGCCCGGAACACCGCTGCAGACGTACTGGTCGACGAGGCGCTCGATCATATTGCGCGCGACGACGCTCTTCATCTGGTCGGCCGGGATGCCGGCGTACGCCATCGCTCGAAGGTCCTGCAGCGAGTAGTCGTACGAGGAGCCGATCGAGATGATCTTCGCGAGGGTCTCCTCACCGACGATGTCGGCGCGCGGGAACTCGGCGCCGAAGTTGGTGACGATGCGCGCGTTCCCGAGCTCCTGGAACATCATGTACGAGTGCTGCAGCGCACCCGTGCTGATTTCTCGGTTCACCGGGAGGACGTTCCGCCAGACGATGTCGGCGTACTTGTACTTGTACGGGAGCGCGAGGACTTGGGTGAGCTGGCGCGCGTAGAGCGCGGTCTCGTTCGCGTCCGTGAGCCAGTGCATGCGCGGCATGTCGCGAGCGACGAGCTCGTGCACCATCCGCGAATCGAGGCGCGGCGCACGGGCCGCGCCGGCAGGACCGAGGCCGCGGAAGGCGCTGAGCCCCTTCGTTGCGCCGAGCGGGGTCTGTTGACCGGGGAGAGAGAGGATCTGCATCTGCTGGTCCTTCGGGGTTGCCGCTTACGGCAGGTTGATCTCGACAGCGGCGAGGTTGGTGGTCCCCGAGAGGACCGGGCTGCGGCTCCACTTGATGCCGACGTCGCCGATCTCGGTCCCGGCGGTACCGTTGAGCGCGGACTTGGTGGCCTTGCCGCGGTCGGTCGCGATGGTGCTCGAGTGCGAGAGGCCGGCGATGGTGAGGGCGTCGGTCGCGACGACGGCAGCGCCGACGGTTTGGATCGCGACGCGCCCCTTGCGCATCAGCTTGACGATGTCGCCGGCCTGGTAGCCGCCGACGCCGACGCCGCCGATGACCGGCTGGTCGAGCGCGGGGTAGGTCGCGATGCCGGCGAACTGCGTCGGCGTTTGGCCGGTGCCCTTCGGGTTCTGGACCTTGAGGCCGGTCGCGTCGAGCTCGACACCGACGCCGTAGGGGATGATCTCGGCGGCGATCGCCTCGACGATGTGCGTGTCACCGTCGTAGTGGAGGACCTGACCGGCGACGGCCGCGGGGTTGTTCTGCGTGACTGCGAGTTGGGGGCACATCGCTTACTTCCCTCCCGCCGGCTCGAGGCCGCGCTTCCACGCGTCCTTGTTGTTCTTCTCGAACTCCTCCTGAGCCTTGACGAGCTCGTCGTCGGAGTCCTGCTTCGTGACGTCGTCGACGTTGCGGCGGAGGTTCGCGAGCGACGCGCCGGCGGCCTTCGCGAACTCGATGGCCGCGTCGAAGCGCGCGCTGATGTAGTCGTCGGTGCGGTCCTTGCCGTTTTCGTCCTTGGCGTCGAACTTCGGATCGCACGCCTTGAGCGCGGCGATCTTGATCTCGCGGTCGCTCTTGCCGGCGTGGCCGATGTCTTCTTTGCCCTGGAGGAGGCGGGCGCCGTCGAGCACGAGCGTGCGCGCTTTGACGATCCCGTCGATGCGCTCGGCCGACTCGGCGCCGACGAGCTTGCGCTTCAGCTCCGCGTTCTCCGTCGTGAGCGTGTTGAGCGTCGCGGTCTGCGCGTCGAGTCGGCCTTGAAGCCGGTCGCGCTCGGCGACGACGCGCGAGTGGTCGGAAGTCAGCGCGTCGAGACGCGTCTGGATGTCTTTGTCGTCCGGCATGCCCGGCGTGTAGGCCACGCGGATCGCACCCTTTTCACCGCCATCGAGCTTCAGACGGACGTCGCTGCCGAGACGTCCCCAGCCGCGCGGACCAAGGCCGACGTGGTTGTACTGGTAGTTTCGCTGGACCGCGTCGTACCGCTCGCCGTTCCAGACGCCGGGCGTCTCGTCGAGCTCGCAGTCGTAGCCGCACGAGATCTCCTCGAGGTCGCCGCGGTCGACGCGCTCGACGGCGGCCTTCTCCTGCACGACGAGATCGGCCGCGACGAAGTCGCCGTCGCGACGCTGGCCGATGACGTTGCCGATGCCAAGCGTCTTGAAGTTGTCGGCGGTGACGCGACCGGGATGCCCGACGGTGACGACCGCGGTGTCGAGCGACTTCATCGCGTCGGCCGAGAACACTTCGTCCGGGTGCCGGAGCTCGCGCCGCTCGTTCCCCGCGTCGTCGTAGTAGGTGAAAACGCCGGTGCGCGTGAGCGTCGCGGGGATGCGAATCCCACCCTGCGGCGTGCGCTGCCCCGGCTTGATGCGAGAGAGATCGACTCGGTAGGCCACGATCGCTCCCTAGGTCTGGAGCGATGGCCCACGACCTCGCGACCTTCCGCAACCAGTTCCCGGATTTTGCCGGCGCCCCCGACGCGTACGTGCAGAGCTGGCTCGACGCGGCGACGCGACGGTGTGGCGCATCGCGCTGGGGCACGAAGCAGGACGACGGGATCATGCTGCTCGCCGCGCACCTCATGGCGTGCTCGCCGTGGGGCAACAGCGCGAAGCTCATCGCGAACCCGAAGGCGAAGGGCTTCCAGCGCACGACGTGGGGCCTCGAGTACTGGACGCTCGCGCTCTCGATCAGCGCAGGGGCGCGCACGACGTGACCGTTCGCGACGTCGATCGCGGATACGCGGCGCTGCTGCAGCGAGTACTCGCGATGCAACGGCCGCAGATCGCAGTCGGCGTGCACGCGCAAGATGGCGCGAAGAGCAAGACGATCGTCATTCGAGCCGAGGGTCACGCCGACCGCAAGATCACGACGCAGGCCACGGTCGCAGACATCGCGTCGTGGGCGGAGTTCGGGCTCGGCCAGCCGGAGCGATCGTGGCTTCGCGCGTGGTACGACTCCTACCGCGGGCGCGCGCAGAAGGAGATTCAGCGCATGCTCGTCTCGGTGATGAAGGGCAAGAGGCCGCTGGGCTCCGCGCTCGAGGTCCTCGGCCAGCGCTTCGTGGGTCTCATCCAGGTGCGCATCTCGCGCGGCATCGATCCGCCGAACGCGCCCGCGACGATCCGCATGAAGGGGAGCAGCAAGCCGCTCATCGACACCGGGCAATTTAGAAGTTCGATCGCGTACTCCGTGAAGATCCGCGGCTAAGAGCCCGCGGTCACGTTCACCGTGTACGGCTTGTCGGCGACGTCGATCGCGACCGTAGCCTTCTGCACGAAGTCGGTCGCCATCTCGGTCGGCTGCACGACGTCCTCGGAGTAGAAGCCCACGCGCAGATCCATTTGCGCGTACGGGATCGCACGGCCCTCGGAGTCGCGCGCCGACATCGCGCGGATCGGCCCGGTGTCGATGAGCGAAAGCCCGATCGCGTGCAGCGCTTGGAGGAAGGCGAGCTGCTGTCCCTTGGCGCGGATGCGTCGCAGCGGGTCGGCGGGAAAGTTCGTCGTCGCCGGCGCCTGGAGCTCGTAGACGAGGCCGAGCGTGATGTAGTCGAGCTCGCGCGTGGTGACCTTCGCCGCGCCGGCTGGAGCAGGCTGGTCCGCGTCGCTCCACACGTCCTCGAGCGACGCCGCATCGTTCGTCGTCATCGTGATGCGCAGTCGTCCGGGCCCGGTCGTCATCGCCTCGGGCTCGTCGGCGAAGACGATCGCATCCTGGTACGGACTGAGCGGCGCCGGGAGCACCGCGGTGCCGAGGCCGGTGATGCTCGCCAGCCACGCCCGGAGCTCTTGCCGAGGGAACGGCGTCATCAGGCCACCGTGATGCGGCTGGTGTCGAAGGTCGCCTTCTCGAACTGCGCGATCGGGAGGTTCACGCTCGGGACCGGAACGGCGGTGAAGTCCAGCGTGAACGTGGTGACGTCGATGACGCCGGGGATCGTGAGCGCGATCGCGCGGAACTTGAGCGCGATGACGTCGTCGCCCATCGTGAGCGCGTTGCCCGCGGCGACGGCCGCCGCCTTGAGCTGCGCATCGCCGTCCGAAGGGTACTTCGACGCGTCCTTCACGAGGACGTACGACAGGTAGATCGTGCGCTGCGTCGCGCGCGAGAACTTCACCGGGCGCACCGTGCCGAGCGAGTCGATCGCGTTGGCGGTCGTAGTGCCGTACGCCTCGATGCCGCCCGCCTTTCCGTTCCAGATCGCCTGCGCGATCTTCGTGTCGGAGGCGGCGGGGACGATGCCGTCCCAGATGATCGCCTGGATCGACTTGCCCGGCTGACCGTTCACGTCGACGGTGAGCCCGGTGTTCTCGAGCACGACCGCGTCGATCACGCCGGGGACCTGGTCGGGATCGAGGAGGTCTGCGCGGATCGCGTCGACGGTGCTTGCGCCGGGCCTGGTGAGCTCGATCTTGCGCCGCGTGCGAGCTGGCGCATCCTGCTCGGAGAGGCGTCCGAGCGTGGCGTCGAGCGGGTTGGTGATCGAGTTCCAGCCCGTGGCGGCGACGGTGATGACCGTGAGCGTGCCCGCCGGCGCCGGAACCGGACCGTAGTCCGCCGACTCGAAGGTCGCCGTGTAGTTGCCGGCGCCCACGCTCGTCACCACGTCTCGGTTGCGGAAGAGTCGAGACGGCTGGCCTGCCACGTTCGCCGTCATCGTGCCCGGCGCGAACGTCTTGCTCGCGTCGAGGTTCACGGTGCACGAGACCGAGCTCTTCTTCGGGGCGAGGCGCGTCGTTCCCGTGAGCGCCATCGCGCGATCGAGCTGCGCGTCCTCCGCGTTGTCCGGATCGAGGCCGTCGTAGATCGTCGCGAGGACCTCCCACGCCTCCGCGAGCTCGGCGGCGAAGATGCCGTTGAACTGCCCGAGCGGCTGGTCCGGCGAGAGGTCCAGCGTCGCGTCGACGTCGGCGAGTTGGTCTGCCTCGATCTCGTCGAGGATGATCTCGCTCGTCTTCGCGACGAAGCCCGTCGGGGTGAGGCCGTAGCTCATGCTGCCTCGGGGGTGTTCGCGACGCTGACCGCCTTGCCGTCGACGAGGAAGGGCACGCCGCGGCCGCCAGTGATGACCGCGCCCGAGTCGTGGACGACCTCGAAGACGTAGTCGAGCCGACGCTGCGCGCGCTGGAACTGCAGCGTCATCGTCGCGATCGACTTCACTCCCGGCGTCGAGAGAATCACCGAGCGGAAGATCTGCGAGATGCTCGGGATGTCGCGGGCCTTGCCGAGGATCTGCTCCCAGTACGGCATGCCCTGGCTCCGGTCACGGAACCACGCGTTGCGGAACCACACGAGCCGAGCCGCGAGCTTCTGCGCGCACTCGGTGGCGCCGGTGACGAGCACGAGGCGCCCGTTGACGAGGGACCAGTCGCGATAGGTCGGGTCGAGAGCGATCGTCGCCACGCGCAGCGGCTAGGTCACTTGGCCTTGGTGATGGTCGCGCCGACGTTGCCCGCGGAGCCCGAGAAGACGGGGACGGGGACCGCCGACGTACCGGGTGCGGCCGCGACGCTGTGAGTGTGCCCGTTGAACAGGGTGCGGATCGCGTTGAGTTCGGCCTCGACGAGCGTCTTGAGCGCGACGAAGTCGGAGGCCGTTGCCCCGAGCTTGATCTCGGTCGCCGAGATTCGGATCTGCGGCTCCGCGCCGCCCTTGCCGAGGACCATCCCCGCCGCTCGAGCACTCGCGTCCGCCGGAGGCGACGTGTCTGGGAAGAAGCCCGGGATCGCGACGGGGTACCCGATCGAGTGACGCCGCGCGTCCCACGGTTCCGACACTTCGCCGGAGGTCCTCCACTCGCCGATCGCGGTGTCATTGAAGACGAGCAGCACCATGTCGTCTTTCGTGAGCGGCATCGTGAGCATGAACCCGCCCGCCCGCGGCCACTGCACCGGGACCGCGGGGAGAACGACGGCGTCCTCGTACTCGCGCTCCTGGTCGTCGGTCCAGACCGCCTTCTTCACCTGCACCTCGACGTCGGCCGTGTTCGCCGCGTTGTCGTACGAGAGCACCCGGCCCGGGAGTGCGACGTGCACGTCGGACATGTGCCCGCGGATCGCTTTCGTGATGACGTCGACGAGGTCGCGCGGCAGGCCATCGCTCATGGCGGGCTGCTAGCGCCGGCGTGGGGCCATCGTCGGATTCCCCGCGACGGCGTGCCCGCGCTCGAGGCGACGAAGGGCGAGCACGAGCGACTTCCACACGACGAACTCGTAGCGGAGCAGCTTGGCGACGAGCTCCTCCCAGGGCGGCCCGTCGTAGAGCTCCGGCTGCACAAGCTCGTGACACGGGATCGTGAGGTCGACGGTGAGGCCGTACTTCGCGCGGAGGTTCTTCGCGAGCACGATGCAGCGGCGCGCCTTCGAGAGATCCTCGGCGCGTTGACGCCGGCTCACGAGTCGAGCTTCGGCGGCTGCTCCTCGCGCCGCGTCTTCAGCACGAGGTCGCGGTACGTCTTGAGCTCGTCCTTCGTGAGCTGCGAGAGGTCGCGCTCGAGCTTCTTCGGCGGCGCCGGCGGCAGTCCGAGCCGGAGCTCCGCGAGGCGGATCGAGATGTAGATCGAGTCGCGCAGCGAGATGTCGAGCTTCCGACCCTCCTTGATGGCCTTCTCCGCTTCGTCGAAGACGTGCTGGATGAGGCGCTCGGCCTGCTCGACGAGCTTGGTGAGTCCGCGGATCCCTTCGTCGGCCATGCCGCTCGGCTAGTACTTCCGCCCGTGCAGGTCGCAGTACCAATCGCCGCCGCGCGTGTCGCCCGAGTAGACGACCTCCTCGAGGCGGTACGCGCCACGGATCGCCTTGCCCTCGATGACGACGACGCGCCCCGGCTCGAGGTCGGGCTGGATGAGACAGCGCGCGCTGAGCACGCCCTTATTGTCGACGCTCGGGGAGCCGACGAGGCCCGTGTTCCCGCTCTTGCCCGTCGACGAGAGCAGGACGACGTCGCCGGCGACGGCCTTGCCTCGAGGCAGGAACTGCAGCGCGCCGTTCTGCACGCTCCACTCGAGCCCCATCGAGCGCGCCGCCTGCGTCAGCATCTCGGGCCCGCGCCCGGAGATGACCGTCGACGATACCGCCCCGCCGCCGGTGACGCCCCCGAGGACCTCGCTCAGGTTTCCGACGCCGACGCCCATCTGCTTCGCTACGAGGTCGAGCAGCTCGGCCGGTGAGGCCTTCGCCGGTACGGTGACCGAAGGACGCGCCGCGATGTGCCCGTCGTCGCCGGTGGCGATCGTCGTGATGATCTCGGTGCCCTCCTTGGCCGAGCGCGCGGTCCGCACGGTGCCGAGAAACACGGTGTGCAGCGGCTCGTCGACGTAGCCGACGTCGAGCTGGCACGGCAGCGTCTTCGGCTCCTCGAGGAGCTTGCGCGTCGACGGGGCGAGGTTGCGCACCTTGATCTCAGCTTGGTTCGGCTGCGCCTTCAGGCTCTTGGTCACGTGGAAGACGAAGCCGAGCTCGACGATCTCGGTCGTGCCGACGACGAGGCGCGCGCGCCGCTTGAACTGGACCGTCACGCGAAGTCCGCGGGCTGCCCGTAGTAGAGCGTGACCCGCCTCCCCTCCCCGAGCTCGCCGAGCCCGGGGCAAGACTCGTCCGCGCCGCCCGCGATCGCCACGAGGACGCCCTTCGGCGCCTGGAGGTTCCAGGCGATGCGCTCGAGCAGCGGCCGATTGCAGACGACCTTCACGCCGCTCGCGAGCAGCGTCCCGTCGCTGAGCGCGAGGTCGAAGCGGTAGGTGTTCTCCCGCTGGTTCAGCCGGAAGGTGAGCACGTAGACGACGCCGTCGAGCGTGGTGCGCTGCGAGTAGAACGCCTCGTCGGGCGACGTGGGAACGATCTGGATCGTCATGCGGAAAGCAGCCCCGTCCACTGCCCGACCGCGACGGCCGCGCTCTTCTTCGGTCCCGGCGTCGGCTTCGGCTGCTGCGCGCCGGTCGTCTTTGCCGGCTTGTCGCGCGGCTGCGTCGGCTGCGGCGCCTGCGTCCGGCCCGTCGAGACGACGCGGATCGACTCGAGCGTGATCTGGATCTGCGAGCTGTCCCCCTTGGGCGAGCTCGAGGCCTCGGTGATGACCATCGACGCGCAGTAGCGGGCGTGCGTGGCGACGTCGACGAGCGTGGCTTCCTTCTTGAGACGCTCGAGCGTGCGCATCGTGTTGCGGACCGGGTCGAAGTTCGCCGGCGTCCGGAGCACCGACGCGCTGAAGCCCGCGCCCGTGTCGGTCACCTGCGTCACGACGCCGACGCCGTTCACGTCCGCGATCGGGGAGCCCGAGACGAAGACGTCGAGGCGAACGCGGTCCGGATCGTCTTGCACGTGGTCGGTGATGGCGGCGCCTTCCTCGACGGAATGCCGGGTCGGCGTCGCCGTGATGGTGACCGACTCGTTCAGCACCGCGTCAAAGTGCAGCGCGTCGCCGTCCCAAAGCAGGTACGCGCCCATCTCAGCCACCCCCCGCGATCGACGCGAACGATCCACGCTGACCGAGCAGAGACGCGGACACCGCATCGCCGGCGGCCTTCCCCGCTCCGTCCGCGTCCTGCACCCCGTTGATGGTGATCTTGACGTCGTTGTTCTGCGCCGCCTGCACGTTCGACGTGGAGCTCGACGAGGCCGGGATGGTCGGCGCCACGTTGGCGACACCGAGCCCTTCGCGGATCGCCGCGGCCGGATCGTTGAGCAGCTCGGCGAGACCACCGGGCCCCGAGCTCGCCGTCTTGCCCGCGCCCTGCAGCATCTGGACGGCCTCGCGCACGCCACGCACGACCGCCGTCACCGCCTGCACGAGGCCGACCACGAGCCGCGTCATGAACTTGATCGTCGCGATCCACGAGTCGAAGACGCTCGGCTCGAAGGTCACCCCGATCGCGTCGCCGAGATCGCGGATGGCGAACCAGAGTCCCTTCGCCTCGCGCCCCGCGTCTTCGATCGCGTCGGAGATCTCGTAGTACGTCTGCTTCACCGACTTGAGCAGCTCGTCGCTCTTGCCCTCGCCGAAGAGCGAATCGATGAAGCGCCCGATGACGGAGTCTCCGCCCTGCATCCACGTGTAGACGTCGTCGATCGCGAGAGCGAGCAGCGCGAGGGCGAGCACGACGAGCGCGATCTCGAAGTTCAGCACCGCCCACGCGACGCCGGCGACGACGGCGGCAGCGGTGAGCGTGCCGACGACGCTCTGCACGATGTACGACTGCGACGCGAATTCGCGGAACGATCCGACCGCGCCGGTCACCCACTCGACGACGCTCTTCAGCGCAGGCACGAGGGCGGCGACGAGCTGCCCCTTGAGCCCCTTCGTCGCGAAGTCGAGGCGGTCGAGCTCGTCGTCGGCTTCGGCCAGCGCCTTGATGGTGCTCTGGTCGAGGCCTCCGCCGAGCCGCTGAAACTCCGCGTAGAGCTGCTTCACGCCCGCCTGCCCCTGGTTCAGGAGCGGGATGAGCGCGGCTCCGCCACGGCCGAAGAGCTGCATCGCGACGGTGGTCTTCTCCGCCGGCGTCTTGAGCCTCGAGAAGCCCTCGGCCACGCCGCTGAGCAGGTCGAGCGTCTCGCCGACGTTGCCGTTCCCGTCGCGGATGTTGACGCCCAGCTTGC